AAAGCATATTCACCGTTGCACACTGTAATACCAGCAGTATCTTTGGACTGCACACTAAATGTCACTGTTGCCAGTAGTACTAGTAATAATTTTTTCATTTATATTTCCTTTTAAAGTTTACATGCCTCGCAGTCTTCTGCGTCGTCAAAGTCAATTGCTTCTAACATCGTTGGTACATCTTCTGCTGTAGCCTTGGATCCTTGTTTGTTGATTAGGCTGTAGTAGAATGTTTTCAATCCCCATACATGTGCCTGCATCAAGTTCTTTGCAATCAATGTAGTTGGTACTTTACGATCTGCAAAGTGTGCTGGATTGTAAAAAGTGTTTGTTGAAATACTTTGATCAACATAAGCTGCTAACACTGCTGCGGTTTTTAGGTAACCATCGCAGTCTTGTTGTTCCCACATTAGTTGATACCGTGACTTCAGCTTTTGATATTCTGGTACTACCTGCACTAACGATCCTGCTTTTGATTCTTTAACTGTGATCAAGCTCATAGGCAACTCAATGCCGTTGGTTGAGTTAATAACAACTGAACTAGACTCCACAGGAGCAATGGCCATTTGTGTGGCATTGCGTACACCGTGTTCTTTCATTTGAGTACGTAGGGTTTCCCAATCGAGTTCAGGTGTAAAGTCAGCAAGTTCATTGACGCCTGTGGCACGTAGTTCCCAAGGAAATGTACCTTGGCCATAGCGTGTTTTGTCACTGTGTAGACACGGACCACGTTCCCGAGCCAATTCAACTGTGGCTTCTGTTAGGTAGTATGCCTGATGCTCCATCCACGATTTGACTTCGGCTAGTGCTTCTTTCTCGCCGTATTTTAATCCACGTTTGGCGTGCCAATATGCCAAGTTAGTGATACCAATGCCGATGGGACGTATTTCGTCATTGCTTAACTTACTTTGTACGCTTAAGAAATCTTGGTAATCCAAAATGTTGTTTAAGCTACGATGTAGGATACGTGCAGCTCGGCGCATGTCTTCGGGATTACGAAATGCACCCCAGTTCAGCGAACCCAAGGTACACAGCGCAATACGCCCGTTGTCGTCATCTAAGCGTTGGAACGGTACTGTAGGCAATAGAATCTCACAGCACAGGTTGCTCTGGAAGATTGTGTGGAACTCAGGATCAAAAGGGCCTTGACTCTGTACATTGTCAATAAACACAAGATAGATACGGCCAGTGTCTGTTCGTTCTTTAAGTAGTCCTGACTTAAACACTTCTTCGGCGCTGATTGTTTTCTTACGCAGGTCTTTGCGTTTTTCGTATTTTACATAAAGTTCTTCAAACCTTGCAGTGTTGCTGTAAAAAGCTTGATGCAGATCAGGAACTTCATTGGGATCAAAGAATGTTATGTTTTCTTTGTTCTTAAAACGTCTCCAAAAGAAAGCACTCAGTACAACACCGTAGTCCATGAAGCGAACGCGAGTTTCTTCAGTGCCTTGATTGTTTTTTAGTACAATAAGATCATCGAACTGATAATGCCATATGGGATAGAACACTGTGGCTGATGCATTGCGAATACCGCCTTGCGAACAACTACGCAGATCGCCAAACCATTTCTTTAAGAATGGTATCATGCCGGTGTGTTGTATTTCGCCGCCGCGAATAGGTGCACCAAGTGGGCGTAAGCGGCCAATCTCTAATCCAATACCAGCACGTTTGGCCGCATACTTGGCCATCATTTCTCCAGATGCAAAGATTGAATCAAGATTGTCATCACTGCGAATCAATACACAACTGCTAAATTGTTTTGTTGGAGTACCCAAGCCTGCCAGCACAGGAGTAGCAAGAGTAAACAACCCGTCGCTGGCTGCATTGTAATATTCTTTGATATAGCGCATGCGAGCTGTGTTGGGTTCTTCGCCGTGGAATACTGTGGCTGCAGCAACCATGTAACGCACTTGTGGTGTTTCGTATGTTTCTTTAGTGGTACGATTACGTACCAAATACTTTTCGATTAACTGTTCGATAGCAGCATAACCATACTGCTCGTCCTTGTCGTGATCGATCATACTGTCCATACGAGTCCAGTCTTCTTCGGTGTACCATATCAGCAGTTCTGGAGTATAAACACCAGTAGCTACATTCTTGCATACAATTTCATACAAGTTTGGGGGTACATAGTACCCATATACATCTTTACGCAGCATTGACAAACGTTGCTTGCCTGCTACATATTGATAGTTGGTATGGCCCACATCAGGATTTGATTCTACATCAATTAAATCAACTATGGCACGTAAAGTGATTTCGTCAATTTCTTTAGTAGTAATGCCATCGTAAAAGTGCGGCTGGCTTTTGATTTCTATCATCGATTGACTTACATCTGCTATGCCACTGCAGACTTTGGTAATTTGCGTTTGCCATTTATCGATATTTAATGGCTCACGATTACCGTTTCTTTTTTGTACTTGAATTGTCATTTGTCGCTTATTGTAAAAAACTTTCTAATTCAGAACTGTCGATCGTGTTCTTAACAGTGGTTATTGGTGTTGAGTGGGTATTTAACATCTCTCCGGGTGCCCAATTCAATATATATTTCCCATCGTCGACCAGGACTAAATTGTCTTCTTTGATTTGTATTATTTTTAAATTTGTGTAGTTGAGATTTTCCGTTAGCATTATAGTATACACTATTCCTAATGCTCGTGCAAGATCACAATAGCCGTTGTTGGTTAAAAGTTTCCAGGGATCGGGCCAATTTAAACGATCGGGCCAGGTAATGGTTTTATTCACTATAGGTGCACAGAACCACCAATTGTTTATGGCCAGTAGTTGTGCTGATAGATCAAGTGGCTGGATGGTGTGCCTAAGACGCACCCAGTCGGCAAATCTGTCTTCGTAGAAGGTTTCCCACATTTAGGCCAAGTGTGATATCGAGTAAGTTAAAATTCCATCGGACCCAGTCGAAGTAGTGGTATAAGCTATCACCACCGATGTGCCTCCTGCTGAGACTCCTAGCGTTACTCCAGTGGGAAGATTCTCTGTGTAATCGTCGGTGTAGGCAGGTGTGGGAGTGGCAAGATCTGCTGCCACGGTGATTGTGCCAGTCCTGATAGCACCCAGTCTACCAATAGTGTAGTCAAATCTAAATGCCTTGGTTTGACTGCTATTAACTGTAACTACATCTTGATTTACCGAATTATCAAAAAGATCAACTGTGTGACCGCTTTCTCTGACATATCGGCCCAGTTGATTCACAGCAGTGGTGTCACTAACATACTGCCCTGTTATGAGAATGCGGCGGGTAATCAATGCTTCAGCATCGTTACGTTCAAACATGTCACTGAGTGACACATTGTTATCAGTAGCAAATGTAATAATTGGATAGACTGGATTTCCAGTATAACCTTCAGCCACGTCGTAAAATGTATTGTATGCTGATACATTAAGATCTGAATCAGAAATTAAAATACCTTCACGAAAAACCAAATCAAACATGTTCTGTACAATACGGAATCCTGTGGGTCCTCCCAAGATTGTAGTTCCAGCACCCAACACAACTCCTTGATACAAGGTATCAAATTTTCCATTGCTGATAGTAACTGCTTGTACCTGCTGATCTGTTTCGAATGCGTATTTCATACCACTGAAGCGGCACTTGTCAAAAGTAATTTGATTACAGATCAAGGTCGGAGTACTGGCAAATCTCACACAAGATATTTCTGGCGGCGACGGCGTATTGCTACTAATCGCTTCTTGGGTCAACGGACCAATAAAATTCACACTGTCAAAATAGCACTGTGCCGCATCTTCAACTAGGAAAATATCTGTTTCTTCCTGTGACTGAAAAGTTATGGAACTGATTTCAATGTTTCTGGGAGCTGTGGCACCGTTGCTGGTAATGTTGGCACCAACTTGCTGTTTGCTGTCACCAAATCTGGCCACATACGCACTCAAGCTGCTGATGTCAGAACTGGTGTCCAAGAATATAATACTACAGTCAGCACCTTCGCCCACTAGTTTTGCAAAAGTGGGAATAATAATACTTTCAGTGACGCGATAAGTTCCAGCTGGAAAGTACAAGCTACGTCTAACAGCAGTGTTGCTGGCCACACAATACAGCTGAAACAGTGCGCGGTTAATGGCTTCAGTATCGTCTACTAATCCGTCGCCGACAGCACCAAAATCCCGAACGCTGGCAAAATCATCCAGCTTGGCTTGTACTGTGCGTACAACTGGGTCACTAGCAGTAGGTCCAGTTTGTGCAGCATAACCAACTGCTATGTCAGAATAAGTGTAGTTGCTGAGTGCAGTAATATCAGAAAATTCAGTTAGAATTTCTGTGTTGCCAATTACCGGCGCACCTTCTTGTAAGGTGCCGTTTCCAATAAAAAGTCTGCGACTGTCTACCGCCCATCCCAGTTCTGCACCAGCCAACTGTGGCAAGTTTTCTGTGAGACCTTTACGGTTGGTAATTCTGGAGATTTGAACAATGGCCATTAGCGTATACCTATTTGATTAGGTATTTATGCTGATAGGTAGTAGAGCTCTACACGTTTAATCCATTCGTTTTTCCAGTGTGCAAACTCGTCTCCTGCAACTACAAATTCTAAATATTGGGGAGTTGTGTAGGTTTGATCTTCTAATAACTTAGGCTGTACAGCCATTAAAATAACGCCTTGGTTAATTTCAGTACCGGTCATTTCGTCGTGTGCCAATGCATAAGCTGCCAACTGTAGGAAGTAGTCCTCAATCCATTCACGCTTTTTAACCTTGTTGCTTTGCTTAAAGTCCATAATAGCAGGCTTGCCGTTCCATAGCCCCACACAGTCTGTAGTACCTGCATACAAGCCGCTATAATAAACAGGAACTTCTACACCCCAGAACTCATCAACTTGATTAAGTCCGTTAAGAATAATTTGTGCAGCCATAAACCAACTTGGATGTGCAAATGGGTTACTAGGCAATGGTTTTAAATCATCCATCATCACGTATGTTTCTAAGTAGCTGTGCATACGTGTACCACGATTAGCAGCTTCTGTGGTAATTTGCTGTGCTTGATGTTCGCCTACACGCTTTTTCCAGTTAGCTAAAGCTTCGCGACTTTCTTGGCTTTTAGTTTTGTCCAGGATTGTTGTAACACTGGGAACTTTCTTACCGTTTGGTAAACAGTAATGTCTTTTGCCGTCAATGGTTTCTCGTGCCAGGGGAGTATAATCGTATCGTTGTGTTATCATAAGTGGTCTTGTATATTTTTTAATATATTTTTCTCTAGCTGCTTAGACTGTAGAATTTGTTGGTTATGTCGTAATTGCTCTTTGTTGGATTGCCAGATGTCTTCTATGTTGTAATACAATTTATCCAATAAATCTATGGTTAATCGTGTCCTTTCTCTCCACTTAACAACAGAATCAATAGCAGACAAATCCATACCTGTATAACTAATATCTAATTCCATGTTTGCCATTGAAGAAATAAAATTAACACACGATACAGGAAAAATTAAGGTGCCTGTTGCAATACACTTAAATGTTTTTTCGGTAGGACAAAAACGTTCGTAGCTACTTTCTGTACAGATATTACTATAGCAGTCAGTATATGCCGGAGTGTTGGCACTATGACAGATTGTCCATTGATAGTTTGACTCTTGTGTTATTGGAAAATTTCTTATCTCACTTGCAAAAAAATTAGCAACTCTTGATCCTAATTTTGATTCAATTTGAGACATAGTTACTTCGACTGGGTTTGAAGTTAATCTATCGCCGGATTTTAATCCATAAAAGCTTAAAAAGATATCGCTGTACCAGGGCAATTGTTTTAGTAAGTAGTAAGTGTAGGCCCTGTGTAGCTTGGGAATTCGGTTGAGACAGGATACTCGAGTAGAACGAGTATTAGAAAAGAAATCTCTATCGGCATATTCCTGTATCTGCTGGCTGTATCTATATCCCCAAATTGGAAAAAATCTAAAATTCAAGGCTTGATTTTCGTCGGCAAATTTTTTGTCATTGATTAGTATAGCCGACACTACTCCGTAAGGTTTGCAAGCAATGGCAATATCTTTGATCCACTCAAGTCCCCAGGGGTCATTTGCAGCATTTATAATAATAGACTTTTTACCTGTGTATCCTGGCAGTTTGTCCGGCGATTTATAAATGGTCAATAAATGTGCAAATTCTCCAGCATTTACATAATAGTATTTCTTAAATAACTCATTGTCTTGAAAATACATTTTATATAGTAAAGCTCTCTCCACATCCGCAACGTGCAGCTTCTTGCGGGTTTCGAAAGTCAAATCCTTCGTTGAGACCCTGACGTGTATAATCGATAGTGAGACCGTTTAAGTATACCAAGTCTTTTCCTGTTACCCAGACTCGCGCTCCATCCTTTTCGTACTCTGTCCAATCCCAAGTACACGGTGCTTGATCCAAGTACTCCAATACATAAGCTAATCCGCTACAGCCAGTGGTCTTGACTCCAACACGAATGCCTACTCCTGAGCCACGTTTGGCAATATTGCTGACAATTTTACGTGCGGCAGTTTCAGTTATTGTTATCATGCTTTTCTCTGTAGTTTGCAATGGCTGCTTTAATGGCGTCTTCGGCTAAAATACTACAGTGAATTTTTACCGGTGGTAAAGCCAGTTCTTGAGCAATGTCAGTATTTCTAATTGTTGCTGCTTCGTCGAGAGTTTTTCCTTTGACCCATTCAGTAACCAGGCTTGACGACGCAATCGCTGAGCCGCAACCATATGTTTTGAACTTTGCATCCGTAATAATGCCATCCAGAACCTTTATTTGTAATTTCATTACGTCACCGCAGGCCGGTGCTCCTACCATACCGGTTGCTACATCTGGATCACTTTTGTCAAACGATCCAACGTTGCGTGGGTTCTCGTAGTGATCTAATACTTTATCGCTGTATGCCATTTATTCCACCTGTGTCGTATGTCTGTGCAAATATGTCTTTCTTTACTGCGCCATAATCACCAGTACCGTGTCGTACAATATAATCATTTCCTGCTGTGTAATTCAAATCTCCCCAACTAGTGTGTAACACACCGTCGTGGTCTGCTAACTTAGCCAGCTTAATAATTTTCTTAGGAGTAGCTGTACCGTCGCCATTGTCATCATATAAAGTAGCAAACTTCTCAGGAGCAATGGGATAGTTTTCTCCCTTGGGACCGGTCATAATATAATGTCCAGCTGCGTATTTTACAGGACCTTCTAATGTTTTTACTGTGCCGGGCTGTTGTGCAACTTGATACTTTACTGGTGCTGCTTTTTTAAAAGTTTTAAATGACCCTTGTTTAAACCAATTGTCATCAATGGCAACCTGCTCTGCCTCGGTAATAAGATCTGCATATTTTCTAAAAAATTCTGGATTCATGATAATGCCTTTTGTAAAATAGCTGCATGATCAAATGCCAATTGCATCTTTCCCAACTTGTTTATAGGAATCCATGCTGTTGCACTTGCATCGTCACCTGCTGTTGTTTTTGTTTTGTCGGCTACGTGTACACTATATGCCCAACTCCAGGTATGTTCCATCCTTGGATCTCGCCCAGGTTCGCGAAACTCTCCTACAAAGGTTGCATGGTCAACATGTAATCCTGCTTCTTCTTGTAGCTCACGTATTGCTGCTTGCGCTGGAGTTTCGCCTGGATCAATGAAGCCGCCTGGTAATGCCCAATGCCCTGCATAAGGATTGTTCTTGCGCTTAATCATTAAAACTTCTGTGTCAGTATGTACTACAATGTCTGCTACCATTAAGATAACTTTTGCAGCTACTCCGTCTGACAATTCAAATGCATAGTTGTATCCCGGCTTTAATGTGTCTTTGACGTTGGATCCTAATTGAACCGGAGCATGCCCGTCAAGATGCATCATTCCGTCCTTGATCATTATCAATTTAAAAGGACCAATTACTGCCGATGCAGCTTCGTTAATAATGTTGGCGTATTTACGCATTAAATCAGGATTCATATTATCTATAACATTGACACATACTATCCCAGTACAACACTGGTGCTGGATTGGGATCCACATAGGTGTTGGGAGGTGCGTAGTATACCGGCGGTGGTATATAAACCGGCGGTGGAGGTGCATAGTATACCGGAGGAGGTGCGTAGTAAGGTCTTGCTCCGTATGTGAGTGCTCCACCAATAATGGCTCCGCCCAAAAAGGCTGCTCCGCCCCAAGCCCAGGCATTGTTATAGCCACGATTGTAATTGTAGTTGTTGTTGTAACCGCGACCGTAACCACCGGCTTGTGCAGTTCCGATCATAAAAATGGATAAAGTAATTGCAAGAATAATTCGTTTCACAATAGTCCTCCTGGGATATATTACTATTTAATATTATACACGAACTCTTTGATGATATCAACTGTTTTTGGGCTCATTACTACTTCGTAATGGTTGATGTATAATTCTTCGAGCTGCATTTCGGATCTATGCCTCATGCTGTTTATGGTCACTACTCCATCATTGGGTTGTATAATCCAAGGACTATCACCGCGTGTGGTCACTATATTTAACCACGGATGTTGTATTCGAATTGTGCTGGCTGTTTTCATTGGTGCACTGCTGGGTCCGATGTCGCGTAACAATCGATTAAAAGGTAAAAAGTATTTGGCATAATCTGCCGATTCGGCTCCGCCGTAGGGTGTGCTCATTGTAACTGCACCCAATACTCGATCTGGAAAGGCTGCTGCTAAATGCAAGGCATATATGCCACCTAGACTGTGACAAACAAATACAACATGATTGATATTGACAATAATGTTTTTCATGTCATCCAAATTACAGTCAAATCCATTTTGACTGTTGTACTCAATGACAATTTCGCTGGGATGATTTAAATGCTGCCGAATGTAATTGAAACTATCTCCGGTGGCACTGGCACCGTGGATGTACACAAGATTCATTGATTATAGGCCAGATTTTCCTGCTGCTCGTTTGGCCATGGTGTTGACTGTGTCACGAGCCTGGTCCACGCTCATATTGGGAGCTACTTCTTCGGTGCCTTTGAACAAAATTTCACTGTCGGTGACGTTGGCAATCAGTCCACTCAAGGGAGGTTGTTGTGCTATGTTTCGCAATTGAGAATCAGTTAAACTGATTCCCATGTTGCCGGCCAACTTTAAAAAAGCATCTATTGATATTGTTTTAGACGAAGATTGATCATCGGCACGAGACAGCAGAAACTGGCTTAATGCAGCAAGTTCCTGTGTGTTGGCTGAATTTACTTCAAATTCAATCAGTTTCATTATTTCTTTTTGGCAAAAGGATTTACGCCTTTCTTGGGACCTGCTTTCTTGTCAGCTGCAGCTGACTTCATTGACTCTTTCTTGTTGCCATCCTTGTTAAGATCCAGGAAGTCTGGCTTCTTGCCTTTCTTTTTGGCTGCTTCGCCAATATCACGGCGACTAGGACCAGACATATAATTTCCACCAACAGGCACTGCTCTGCCTGTCATGTCTCTGGTTGCCGGACCAGCAATTGCTTTGATTTTGCCTTGTTGAGCTAAATCAGCAGCCAATTTTGCTAGCCTAGGAAATGTAATAGTATCAACTGTTAAGATACCAACATCATCACCACGCATTTCCACTTGAGCACCTGTCTCATTGGCAAGATATTCAATCATATCTTGACCGTTAATACGATATGTATTGGTACGTGTATGTGTGCCTTCCATCATACCGCCTGCGTTGCGACGGTCACGTCCCAACGATGTAGCATTACCTAGTTCGTCTGTGTCTGCATCACCGCCTTCATCTGGTGGCATGCCCATGTCAGCATCTGGGTTGAGTTCATCACCGCCTTCTGGTGGCATGCCCATGTCAGCAGCTGGCTCTTCACCTGGTACAGCAGGAGCTTGTCCTGTCAGTGTTCCTTGTGCGCCTTCCAACGCTGTCTTACCTTGCTGAACTGATTGTAGCAATTGTGTAAGTGCAGCAGCAGTAGCTGATTGATAAGCTGTAGCTTGATCAACACCCATGTCGTTCTTGATTGAGTCAGTTAGAGCTG